AACTGATACAGCGATACCCGGAAGAGGTGAAAATTAAAAAAGGAAGTGAAATACAACTATGAAAAAGATTCTAATTGCAGCGGCCTTTGTAGGCCTGTTTTCCTGCACCAAAAAGCAGGAGTTTATCGAATATCACTACGGCGGTGTTATTCGGAGTAATGGCATCGGCTGCGTCTATGTCTTCACAACCGAAGACTTTACAGCGTCATTGGAGATTACCGATGTATGCGGAAAGTATAAGAGAAGCGACAAACTTTTAATCTTGAAGGAATGAAAGCCCATAACGGCTGGCGGTTAGCGCATTGCGTATTACAAGAAAAATTAAATAAAATGGAACAATTTGATTTAGACAAATGGCTGATAGAAAGATACAGCCCATTGACACTTGAAAGAATAAAGAAAGCACATTTCAACTACGATAATGTGCTTGAAATACTGAACGAAGCATTGCGCCAACCGCCTGATATCGGTTCGTTGCAAGACAGGTTGTTTGAATTGGCAAATGATTTTGCAGTAGCTAAAAAAGGTGAAGTAGCGGTAAAACTTCATAGTATCCATAATGGATTGCAATGACCGCTAACGGAGATGTATTTGCGAAGTGTGGGCTTAGAATTACCACAGTTTGCATACTTACCAAAGCTGAATAAAGAACAAAAGATTAATACATATTCGTCTGCCCACATTTTGCAAATACCCTTGTTGTGTGCAGTACGGTAAAATTTAAGGTTTATGTGGTCATATTACGGAAGCAAAAGTAAAATAGTGGATTTGTACCCACCACCAAAGTTTAAACGGATTATTGAGCCGTTTGCAGGTTCAGCAAGGTATTCTTTGAAGTATTGGGAGAATGATGTTTTACTGATGGATAAGTACGATGTAATAGTAAGACTTTGGAAGTGGTTGCAGCAATGCTCTAAAAACGACATACTTAATTTACCGAGATTAAAAAAAGGGGATGAAGTTTCAAAATTAGACTTACCGGAAGAAGCTAAAATACTATTAGGTTTTTTTGCACAGGCAGCACAGGGGAAGCCGCAAAACAAGGTTTCAAAAATGGGTGAAGAAAATATGCAAACCGCTTACAAAAACATTGCTAATAATTTGCATAAGATTAAGCACTGGACAATTCAATTAGGCAATTACCATGAGATACCAAACTTTGAAGCTACTTGGTTTATTGACCCACCTTACAAATTTGGTGGCGAACATCAATACAAGTTTGGGAATAAGAATATTGAATTTACATACTTAGCAGACTGGTGTAAAAATAGAAACGGGCAAGTGATTGTCTGCGAAAACACAAAAGCTGATTGGTTGCCTTTTAAGGCTATGAAAGCTCTGCAAGGTGCTAATCAAACGAATACAGTAGAAGCAATATGGTCAAACCAAAGAACGAATTACGACAATGTGCAAGTGTCGCTATTTTAAGGCTGTAGTATTGCACACAACGGTAGGGCGGTTGGCGCAGTGCGAATTATCAACAACTAAATTTCAATACAATGACAGAATTACAAAAACAATTTGAAGCCACTGGATACACAAGCTGGATAAATGCAGACTTATATCCTGATGGAAAGATTTACACACAAGAGTACACACAGTGGCTTGAACGGCAAGTTTTAGCATTGCGCCAACCGCCTGTTAGCGGTAGGTGTTTTAATGAATGTGATATGAAAAAAGCATTTAATGAAGGTCAAAAAGAATGGTCTAACAATAAAGACTTTGATGTTTTAATAAACACTTACCGCTAACTACGCTGTATGCGAACAATTGCGCCTATTTGCCAGCAAAGCGAAACCTACGACCTCACCCCAACCGACTGAATGTACTGAGCATCCCCGCAGCTGAAGCACATATCCTCTCCGCTTAGGTTGGCAGACTTTGCCCAAGTCCTCAAAGCCTTTTCCTTCATAGCTTTAAAGGTTACCATCGTGCGCTCGGTCTGCTCCGGATTGAAGGTTGCATGGAAGTTCTGGTTGAACCCTGCCAACTTATTCAGCAATATCTGTTCTCCGAGTGAATAGGCCATGAACATCTTGAGGTGTTCCCGGTTGGCACAGATAAATGATTCAGTGCTGCATACCAGTTCCAGATTGAACATCACACCTGACTGGTTGAAGTCGGTTTTAATCTTATCCGGCAAGGCCACATCAAGCGGCATGGTTACTGGGTAAATGGTCCAATCCTCAAAGTTTGAGTAGTGATTCGGCCCTCTGTTAGCACATGCGCAATCAGATACCCCCCAACTGGAAAGGTCCGATAACCACGGATTCTTGATAGTCGCTACATCGGTGGTGTCGATTGCCAGAAAGACATTCAGCCCATCGAATTGCAGATTCAATACCTGATTGATTGGCACCTCGGAAAAACCCGCAGGAACCGTGATAGTGGTTTCATACAATACAGACCAATCAAAGGTGCTGAATACTTTCAGCGGCACATATTGAGCCTCTGCCCCGGAGTTGTAAATCCAGACCGAGTTAATCCGCAACTGCAAATACTTTGACCCGAAGGCAGAAATCCAGATGCCTTTCCACTTCGCTTCCGGTCCGGTAGGTTGGATGACCTGCTGAGTAAACACCGTCGGCCTTTTGGTGAAGTATAATACCTGATCCATCTGAGCCTCGGCAATCTCGTAGAGTGCTTGCCTGACATCGGTCTTGATTTGCTCCAGAACAATCCGCTGCACAGATTCATACATCTGCACATAGCTGGCTTGGTCCTGCGTAGCAATCGAATTCAGGAACTCATTCGATATTCCCGGCAGATCGTTGATATAAAGCCCGGATGCAGGTGCATCGTTGCTGCATCCTTTCAGGCCGATATAATTGGTCAGGCAATTGCTCATACTCGTTTGAATTTTTTCGCTTTTGATTTCACTGATTTTTTTCCGACGCAGCCCCATGCCTGCCGTGAAAGGTCATTCTTGCATGGTGGTTTTGCGCATTTCTTTATTCCGCTCGATCTGGCGCAGTAGTTGTCGCCTTTCGGTGTTCCGGGTGCAATGGAATATCCTTTTGCTCCGAACTTAATGGTCTTGCCGCCGATTTTGGTCTTAAACTTTTTTTCCGCCATCTCTTTTCTGCTGCATCATGTATTGTTCCTTTGAGGCAGGCCACATCTTGTGCCTGCATCGGTAACCGCCTGCATAATTGAATATGGTCTGCTTCGTTGTGTTCGGCATCTTGCCAGACCAACTCTGATTCGCCCATGATTCAATTTCAGATTTCTTGTATATCCTGCCAACTCTGGTCTTGCAGAAAGGCCGGCTTGTCTTTATTGCAGTTCCTGAATAAAGGAAGTAGCTAATATTCAGGTCGCTGCTGACCGCATCCAGATAACTCCTTTGGAAAATCATCATGCTATCGGAAGCCAGCCGCCCGATTTCGCCTTGCAGAATCGGATTGGCAGTTTTAGTGCCTTCAATTAGGTTTTGAAGAAGCGCTTCAAATTGGACCTTGTTGCTTTTGCTGCTTAAGCTCGTTAATAGGCTGCTGACTATCGGCTCTGCCAGTGCTGCTTCAACCCCGGCACCAAGTAGCGCATCTTTGGTCTGCTCAATGCTGACCTTCACCAGATTGTCGTACAGGTCAGCTTTGGGAGTGTACTTATCGACCACAAGCGAAAAGTATTGGTCGGTCAGGTCTCGAAGTTGCTTGTAGCCGCTTGTAAAGTCTTTTATTGCCTCATTGTAGGCCTCGTTTTCGCCAATGGTGGCCATGATTTTCTTTTTCAGCCGAATGATTTCCAAAAGCTGCTTTGCCCGGGTATCTGCTGACCCGCCAAACCGGACAGGTGCAGTAATCTCCAGCACTTGCCTATAAAGGTCTTTGAAAATCGTCGGATATTTCGCCGCAAAATCAGCTTCCAGTTGATTTTCCAAAGCCTCGATTTTCTTTATGATTTCCTCCCGGCTCATGCCTCAAAAGTAACCCGGCTAATTTGCCGCTGCGATATTTTCTCCAGTTCATCTTGCGCCAACCTTTCCAAGTCCAGCCTTTTTTCGGTGTAGGTCTTGCTCCACCAACTATCATCCTCGGCAGTCAGCACATTGGTAAAGTAGTCAATCTTGACCGCCAGCATTGCATCCACATCGGACACCATGCCAGACTCTTTCAGCAAGGCAATCTCATCCGGCTTGTAGTTCGGCAGCGGATTCAGCCGTTGCCGGATTTCGTTTTTCTTCACCGCCATTGAACCTTCACCGTACTGCTTTATTAGCAGGTCTCTTTCAAGTCCATTGCTGATTTCCGGGCCAAAAGATTTATCCCGGGCCATTGCCAGTGCATCGGCAATTTCCGCAGCGGTGTAAATATCAAAGTCGGTCGGTATGGTCAGCTTTGGCAGGTTCTGGTTCATCCTTTCCTCAGTTACCAGATTTGGAAGGACCGCATACTTTTGCAGGTAGAGGTTTTTGGCAACCCACTGGTAAACGGTAACATAATGGACCGCAACTTGATAAAGGAAGGTATGCACCTCTTTTTTGTCCTGAATTTTGGCCTCTCCAGATACAGCCAGAGGGGATTCAAAAAGGTATTCAAGGCCCAAGGCTCGCATACCGTTGTAAAGGCGGGTTTGAATCTCGATGCCAAATTCTTTGATAGTTGCCAAATCTCGCTCAATTATCCCGGCAGGCGGCGTTGGTATTGCCGTCAGCTGATTTTCGTTTGTCAGCGCATTGGTTTTCGGGATGCTGATAACTATCTTCTGGAATGGTGATTCAACTACATCATTACCAGAGCCATTGCAGGTCTTGCAGGTAGTCTCCGCACCTTTCCCCCTACCTGAACCTTTGCAGGTCTTGCAGGCAGTGGACTTGTATTCCCACTCTTTCGGATAGGCCTGTTTAATCCAAAGGATGTTGTTGTCATCGGCCCTTCTCAATGCCTGATTCCACTCCGGTATTGCAGCCTGAACAATGGACTCGTAAATTACAGTGTAGTCTTCTACCTCGTAAACAACTGAGCCAACCGTATGAATCGGATAAGAGGAAAATATCGGGTAGGCCTCGATGCTGATTTTGTCAGTCT